GCATTCGGTATTTTTATTGTCTGGGTGGTCACGCATTGGCTGTGGCTGGTTATCAACCAGGGCCTTCATTGACCACACGCCGCTTTCCGCCGCCCTGGACCGCCGAAGTGACCCCGAACTGTCGTCGTGCGGCGACGCTAACAGACAGCAACTCGCTTACGTCTACTTCGAAAACGAGCCCGGCCGGCGATCGGCGGCCATTGTCAGCGGGATGGTTTATTGCCTTCGGGCTTTTCGTTAGCGCATTCGTTGTCAGCGCCGACGCCAGCGTATGACAGCGCCTGCCACGACCGTTAAAGCTGCGCCACTCGCGAAGGCTACTATTGCCTGACCGACGATTGGGAGGATGTCGAGGCCCCCCAAGCCTGGGATTACGCGCTGGAGGATTTGCACACCGATAACTCCGCCTACAACCCCCGCAATTTGGAAGGGATCTAGGCCGGAATCCCACCTGAGTAAATTGCGAACCGCAAAGCCGCCTGCGGCCCCACCAATAAGCCAAATGATGAGAGAGACTGTGTCGGGCACTACTTGGACCCCCACATGATATAGGCAGTCTAACATCCCAGTTAGCTGAGAACATTGCCCTCCCCCCGCCGCTTCCCGCCGCCCTGGTCGATCGAGGAATTAGAAGCGTGCTTTGTCGTGATCGACAGCGCCGGGCAAAAGCTGGCGTATGTCTATTTCGAGGAGGAGAGCTAGCGCGGCGTGTTCCGGCGTGACAGTTGCAAGTTCCAGTGTGTGGCTTCGCGGCAACGCTCACGAGATTTCACTCGAAGATAGGTTGACCGCGTTGGGTCTTGAACGGACCATGGTCGGGCTTCATCTGACCACCGGGTAATGGGGGTACACCATGCACGGGACGTTTGAGCCGGAGCGGCAAATCGAGAGTAACGACGGCGAAACGTCGGGCGAGCATCTCGGCAATTTACTGCGCCAGGTATCAAAGACTTTGGTGGGCGAAATTGATGGTCTCCTCAGTGAGCTTCAAACGCTCCGGAGAAAACTGCAGACCGATGGCGACCGCATTCAACGCGACATTGCGGAACACGCCGAACTGAGCCAGCAGGTGATGCAACTGACGAAAATCATTTCTGACAGCGTGAAAAAACTCCCCGGCCGCTCCGGATAGAGGCGAAAAAATAAGCGCTGTAAAGACGGCGCGTAGCACTAAAGTCAGCGGCCAATATCGCCATTGCCGGAGCTGGTGCGCACACTGCACGGTAGCGGCTCATGTGCTTCTTCGCCGCGCGAATCAGCGCTTAAGAAACTAGACGAAGAAACCGAACCTTCAGCAGAGCACGCTGAGGTAAGAGGATGAATTAACTATCTTTTCAGCGCGAGTGGAGACGCGCCCCGGCCAAGGCGCCGCTGAACTGCCGACGTCACTAAGGCGTGGACTTCCTATTTCACACACCAAAAAGCCGCGAATGGAGCCGAGGCTCCTTGTCGTGCTGGCCGCGCCGGGTAATGGGGCGACTCGCACTCTCTCTCTGGGGGCCTCAGGTATTAACTTGGGGCCCTTACCTTGTGACTTTTGTCATAGCCTTTTTGCAGCGCAGAATTAAGATCCTTATTGCTGACGTCCCCGAGATGTCAGTCAGAGGGAGAGGCAAGGCCGCCGGTCACATAGCTGGCGGCTTTGCCGTTTATGTTCGCCACTAGCAACGAACCGCGGCGCGAGACAGTACATCCGTGCCTCGGCCGCGGCTTAACTGCGGGTCGGGGACAAATCCCGCAGTAGTAGCGCGCCAGACCGTATGAGCAGGTAACGGTCGTCGCGCTTCCGTCAGGACGAGGTAAATCCTGACGTATTGAATTGTTCTTTGATTTCTTGCAGCCGCTCGGTGCATGTCTTGCTACACGCCCACCCTTTGTGCCGCACGATAAAATGCTTGCCGCAGACTGCGCACTCGCGTCCCGTAATCTGATTTCTGCATTCAAACTTTCCGCCAGGCTCTCGGATAGACCAGCTTGTCGCTGAAGCCGCGCGGCCCCTTGCGACGCCCGCGCACCAGACGACAGGCGAGCAAGCGAGCGTCTTGGCCAGGCCCCAGCGTGTGCTTCTCGCTATCGACGGGCTTGCCGCTCTGGTCGGTCATAACGAGGTAGCCGTCCACGATGCAGTACCAGCCCTCCGCAATTTCGCCAGCGAACTGACCGCGCGGAGCCCTGACTTGAATCGTCACCTTGTGAACGTCGGTCATGTGGTTGTGTCGTCCTTTTGTTCAACCAAACAAATCATGGTTTTGGAAATTTGTTTGTTTGATATTTCAACGTGACAATGTGGCGAGCAAACACGGAGCAAACAAACAAGGATTCGAGTCGTGCTATACTTCTTTGTAAGTTGATAGCTGTTTGACAACTGAATAGGTGAAACATGACACTCGAACAAATCGAGCGGTCGCTAGACCGCTTACGTTCAAGGCTCTACCGCACGGTGAATGCAATCAACAAACTTGAGAAGGCTCACCGGCGCGTCAAGCGAAGGGTGGAGCTAGAGGCGCTCCAACCTAAGCCAGCACCGGAGCCGGTTGCGGTCGTCACCGCAAGGCCAATTGAGGATGATCTGAGCATACCCGCTCAATTCATCCGACCCCGGCTCAATCAGGCAGACGAAGCCGCAAAAGCCGAAATCCTCGCCCAACAAGAGGCGACCAAGAAGGCAAAGACGACCGCCCGCATTGCCAAACTGAAAGCCGACAAGGCGGGCGATACCAAGCGAATGCCACTAACCGGCAAGGCAGCGTTAGCCGCGATCAATTAATAAACTAGCCGCCCTCCGCAATGGGGGCGGTTTTCTTTTATGCGACGCTCGTGCGGGGATATTCAATCGGACGACGCCATTTGTCGTTAAATGATTTGGTCTTCGCATAACGCAACATCATCAATGCGTAACGGGTAGCGCACATCAGGTCATCGAATTCTTTGAAGACTTTTCCGTCTTCGCGATGATATAAGCGCCATTCTTCGAGCCAGTCGTTTAGGTGGCGAAAAACCTTTAGCCTCCCGGATTCCATTCTCTGCAACATATCCATCAGGCCCGCCTCGACTGAGACAGAGCCGTCCTGGAATTGGGCGTGCTCGTGGAGCATCTTCAGTCCATTAGCGCGGAATTGTTCTGCCAAGGGAAGACCGGCACCTTCCAATGTCTCGCGTCGGCCATCACGGGGCCAAGCAAACACAAGGTCGGAGCCCCACGAGCGCAGAGCTGCTGCGTGGATTATTGGGCTGGCTTCCGCGAGGCGGTGCGTCTTGGTGACGTAACAAATGTCCTGGTCGCGGTCCCAGACAATCTCAACGGCTGCTGTCGGGTGAGTGAAGCCGAAATCGATTCCGGCGATACGAGCAAAGTGAGATGGGAAGTCTCGACGGTCGATAACAATGCGTTCCTCGGCCAATGGAAATATTTTGCCGGATCCGAGGCTGGGCACCCCACGAACTCTCGCGTCCCTTTCATGCGGGGGATAGGCGTCCGTGATTTCCTTCCGCTGGGCGTCAGTGAAGTGCAAAGCATCATCGATTGTAGCCGTGATGATGGCGCGGCTCATATTTTTTCTGCCTCTTGAAGAAACATTCTGACAATGCCGCTAACACCTTCGATTGGCGTGAACGTTGTAAAAACAATTCCGTTGGTCTCGTTCGTTCTGGAAAGCGCTTCAAAGTAAATATCGTCTGGTGGCTGTTCGTCCATCCAAACGACCTCTAGTCCGACACCCTGCCATTTCTCTCTTTGTGCGGCGTACGACTTGAACTGCAAATCTGAATTGCCGCCACTAACGTGCTTTACAGACACCGAATCGATTAGATCGTTGATACCTTTCGCCATCGAGATTTCCCCGAGCAGATGCTTGGGGATTAATCCCGTGCCCCATTCCAACCGACGAAGTGGCGGACCAACTAATTTCTCTTGGACAACGTCTCGGCAGGATTCGGCGGTCACGCCTGCCGCCCAAGCACGCACCGGCTTATCGAAGCGTTTCCCGGCCCAGTACGGCGGGTAGAGGCCAGTCAGATGAAACGTCATCTCGGCGGCGCCGCACATCGTCTTCCCACAGCGGTTACCCGCCATAAAAAGACGCTCGCGGTGTTTTGCGCCCGCGTTAAAAAAGGCCAACTGCTTGGGATAGGGAACAAAGTAAGCGAGTCGATTCTCAATTAATCGTCTCTGGCGTTCCTGGTCCAACGCGCTCAATAAAAGCTCGTCGCTGGTCAATACGTCGTCTGACGGCTTCTCGCAGTTCTGCAAGCTCACTGTCGTCTATCTCCATAAGCTGCGTTTGAGTCACTTCCAGTTCCTTCGGAAGTATCGATGCCGTTAATTTGGCAAAGCCGCCTGGGTCTTCCTTCGCAAAGATGGCAAGGGCACTAGCGCCGCTTTTTTCCCATTCTGCATGCAGGTCATCGATGAACCGGGCGCAGATTTTATTGCGGCTACCCTTAGCGCGACCAGAGCCGGGGACTTTCGACATGCCTCTAACAAATGGTTTGCCGGGGTTACTCATTTGTCGTTCACCACGCCTGGGTGGTCCGATGTCCCGAACATGCCAAC